AATTCGTCCATTACTTCAGCCTGGTATTGTTGCTGGCTCATATACAAAGTCCTCTTCGTTAAAACCGTCTGCAAAACTTTCAAACAGATCGCCATAGTTGTCTAAGATGTAATCCTCGTTATGGTAACCCTCACCTAAGCACCAGTTCCAAAACGCAGCTTCATGTTTTTCTTCTGTAGCTTCCCAATCTATGTTTTTAGGAAATGTCATATTAGGCCACCAATAACAAGTATAAGAAAATTGACAATAAGACCACACCAACAAAACAAATGCCTTCTATCCATGGTGTTAAGTCTGTTTTAGGTTTGTAGTTTTTGTAATCAGTCATCTTGAGCCTCCGTTTCAATACCAGTCATACATGCACGAGCAAATGATTTAGCAAACACAATAAAGTCTTGCTCACTTTGCTCACGGTTTACTTTTTTACTTGCATTAACAGAATTGTCGTATGCAATAATCATTGCTTTACATGTTTCTGCTATTTTTGTTTGGTCAGCGTAATCTAACACTATTGAAAATACATTGTTAGCTGACAGCTGTAATGTTTCAGTAACACGGTCATACACACGCTCATCATGGTTGTCGTAATGATTATCACGGTCTTGCCAGTCTGGGTCGTTTGTGCAACCTGGGTACCAATCTGCGTTATATTCCATTTTTATCTCCTAGTGCGTTGTTAATGTGTTTATTATATTCCGTTGTCGGAACCTGTCAAGCATTATTTAATGTTTAAATCAGAAAACAATTTATCTAGTAACTTATATGCTCTAACTGATTGCTTATTGTCCGCTGGGTCATCTTCCGTATTTTGATTTAAACGAACAATTATTAAAGCATAATTTAAATCTTGCAATTGTTGTTTGGTAAATTTCATTTTGTTTCTCCGTTGTTGATGTAAGTATTTTATACCAATCTCGGAAGCTGTCAAGCATTATTTAATACTATTTACTTATAAACAACTGGTTAATCATAAGCAAAAGTTATTGGACTTTTAAGGTAGTTTGTGCTAGACTGTTGGTAGTGGTATGATTAATGGCCTGGACTAGAGGTCGCAATTAATGATGCCTCTGGTGTCAAGGGTTGTTATTTAGGTGCTAGTCCCACCTAGGTAGCAGCCCTTTTTTTTGGAGTAAAAAAATGCACTATTACCAATTTAACATTGGCGATTATTATAGTCATACAAAACATTTGTCACCTATTGAGGATATATGTTACCGCAGATTATTAGACTATTACTATTTACACGAAAAGCCATTAACTAGCGATATTGCAAAATTAGCTAGATTACTAATGCTAAATGAATATCAAGTAGAATTAATGACTGTGCTTGATGAATTTTTTGTTGTAGTTACTGAAGGCTTTATAAATCCTAGGGCAGACAAAGAAATTGAGCAATATCAATCATTTAGTGAGGCTGGTAAGCGTGGGGCTGCTAAAAGGTGGTCAAAGGGTGGTGATAGCGAGGTTATAGGGGGGCTATCAGGGGGTGTATCAGAGGCTAATGCTAACCATAAACCAATAACCACTAACCATAAACCATTAACCAGTAAACATAAAACAAATAACAAGCTTGATTATGAATTAGGCCTTGGATGGATTAATTATCAAGCGTTCCTAGAGAAAGCTGAAGTTGACTTCCCGTATGTGGACATTTTAAAAGAGTTTGACAAGGCTGGTGCTTGGATTAAAGAAAAGCCAAGTCAAAGGCAAAAAACTGATTACAACAGATTTATGCTCAATTGGATTAAACGAGTAGCCGAAGTGACGCCAAACCCTAATGACATATTCTTGGGGGCTATATGATAAACAACCTATTAGGCCGTTTAAACAAAGTTAAGTCTACTGGCCGTAACTCTTATTTGGCTTGTTGCCCAGCTCACGATGACAGAAGCCCTAGCCTATCCATTAAAGAGGAAGCAGACGGCCACATACTATTGCATTGCTTTGCTGGGTGCAGTGCTGTTGATGTTGTTGGGGCAATAGGTGTTGACATAGGTGACTTGTTTCCAGAGCAGGTGCATCACAAAGCACCAGTTAAGAAGAAGTTTTACGCCACAGACATCTTAGAAGCTATCAAGTATGAGTCGCAAATCGTTCTCCTAGCTGCGTTTGAGCTAAAGAAAAATAAACCGCTTGACGAAACTGACTTACAGCGTTTACAGTTAGCTTACGAAAGAATTAGAGAGGCGGTTGATTATGAGTAATCTAGAAAGAGGCGCAACAGCTTTAGATGAGGCTAGACGCAAGCGAGCAAGCATGATGTTGCCAAAGGTTGACTTTGAAGGCTTTATGAAAGCCAGGGAAGAAGACAAGGCTAATGTTAAGTCGGCTAGTCAGTATCAGTCAGAGGTTATAGACTACTTTTACAAAGACGAGCAGATGCAAGGCGTTAAGTTGCCTTGGGAAAAGACCTTTGACCAGTTTAGGTTGCGTCTAGGTGAGGTAAGTCTGTGGTCAGGTATAAACGGCCATGGTAAGAGTCAGCTAGTGGGCCAAGTAATCAACTCTATCGTGCAACAGGATTTTAAGGTGTGTGTGGCTTCGTTTGAGATGCACCCATACTCAACCTTACAGCGAATGACTAGACAGGCCACAGGCACAGAAAAACCGACAGAGAAGTTTATTGGTGAATACTTTACATTCTTAGATAACAGGCTGTATATGTATGACCAGCAAGGCACAGTAAACGGTGAGCGTGTTATAGCTGTTTTGTATTATGTGGCTGAAACGCTAGGTGTGCAGCATTTTGTGATTGACAGCTTAATGAAGTGCGGTGTAAGGTCTGATGACATGAACGCTCAAAAGGAGTTTTTGGATAAGCTTTGTGCAGCAGCTAGGGATTTGAATGTCCATGTGCATTTGATTGCTCACAGCCGTAAGGGTGAGGATGAGTTTAGCCCACCTAACAAGATGGATGTAGCTGGCTCTGCTGACATTACTAACCAGGTAGACAATGTGATGACTGTTTGGCGTAACAAGAAAAAAGAAAAGTTAATTCGTAGTGGTAAGGCGAAAGAGGAAGAGTTAAATGCACCTGATTGCTTGTTGATATGTGATAAGCAGCGTCATGGTGAATGGGAGGGCGAGATTGCATTGTGGTTTGATGCACCATCTATGCGATACAAGGGAAGCCAACACGAAAAAGTGTGGCAATTAAAATTTTAGGAGATTGATATGCCGTGTAATCAAAATTGTAATCAAGGCCGTAATTGTCAATGTGGAAATAACAAATCAGATAGAGCCGTAGTAATTATAAGCACTTTAATTTTAATAGCGGTTGTTTCTATGGGTTGGGGTGTATGGAAGCTTTTTAATGGAAGCAACGCACAAGATTGTGCTGTAGAAGTGCAATTTAGTAATGGTGTAAAGGCTACTTACCTTGGAACTAGCGTATGACTAAAGACGAAGCATTACAAAAGCAAATAGATAAATTATGGAAAGCAATTTGGTTTTTCTTTTTCTTTTCCGTTGGTATTTTTTTATTGGATTTTGTATGACTAAAGACGAAGCATTAAAGATGGCGATTGATGCGTTGCTATATGGAACAGACCATACAAAGGCAGTTAAGGCTTGCAAAGAAGCACTAGAACAGCCAACAGTCGCAAAATTAAACGATGAATACTTGCGTGATACTTATGTTGAGGGATTAAACCAACCAGCTTGGCAAGGATTAACGGATGATGAGATAACGAAAGTATACAAAAATAGTTTAATTGTTCATTCAGATACGCATTATGAGTTCAACAATTTTAAATTTGCCCGTGCTATTGAACAAGCATCAAAGGATAAGAACAATGTCAATTAACACTATGGATAGTGAATTAGGCAGTGATTATCAAGTGCAAGAAAGCAAGATAATTAACCATCCTGAATATTCAATGCCTATTACAGTAACTAGGTATGGCTGGGCTAAAAGAGATAGAGATACGGTTTGGCACACCACAAAAATTGAACAAGCATTAAAGGATAAGAACACATGAAATTTAGTGAAACCGAGTTTTACAAGCATTTTGGCGATGCCGAGTGGAAAGTAACCACTAACGATGGCAAGGTTTACAAGTCTAAGAACTGGCTGCCATCTTACGAAGACAAGAATTATAAAGAAGGGTCAATATATGTGTCAGAAAAGCCAACCGAAGATTTGTCCGTCATGCGGTCAAAGTCAAAGACGGTCATTGCCACAAAATTCAAGGCTGCATAAGTTGTTTCAATTAATGGCTGAAAGCTTGAAAGGCAAAGATGGGTTACACCATCCGCACCAATGGTGGAAAGTGATGGCCAAAGATCAGTGGCTAGGTTACAATGAATTTACAGCGCCAGATGGCCGTACAATTTATGCGTTAAAATCTACTGCAGACTTAAGCGTAGAAGAACTTAACAATTTTATGAATGAAGTTGAACGATACTGCGCTTTGCGTGGTGTTTATTTACAGGATTAATCATGGCAAACAAAAACAACTTGGCTTCTGCTCACAAGCTAAAAGAAGAAAACAGAGCGTTTAACAGAGCGGTAGTGTATTCACATATAATTGATGGCCCTAAGTTTGCTTCAGATATGGCTAGACGCATGAATTTAGCACCGCATACGATTACAGAGTATTGCAAACACTTGGAAGAAACCGGCTATGTTCGTTGCGTGTTGGTAAGCAAAGATATGACCAGGGTTAAAATGTACTTTAAAACAGAAAAAGAAGATTTTACATGGCCAGCTAAAGTTAAGAACTCGGTTGACATAAAGCGTGAGTATTTTAATCAAAGCTATCAAGGCATACACCAGGCTTTGCTGGATGCAATTTACGAAGGCCGCATAAGCCCTGATGTTATAAAGTCACACAGGGAATTAGATACGGATCACTGGGACATTCCTAAAAAAGATGGCTCACAATACAGGGGCAACTTTCAATCTAGCTTAAGCGGTGAATACAGTGCCTAATTACAGAAACAAGAAATTGCTAGAGCTTTGCCGGGACATCCCTTGCCAATCATGTGGCGCTATGGACGGCACAGTATGTGCAGCACACTCTAACCAATTGCGTGATGGTAAAGGCACCGGCATCAAGGCAAGCGATGCTATGGTGGCTGCCATGTGTGCAAGATGCCATTTTGAACTAGATAACGGTATGGCCCTAAATAAGCAGGACCGCAAAGATATGTGGGAACTGGCCCACAGGATGACTATGCAGCACTTCATTGAGCATGGTATGCTGGTGGTCAAATGATTAAACTTACACTGCCATGGCCGCCTAGCACCAATCACTCACACCACTACGGAGGCAAACGCAAGTTTTTAAGCAAGCCTACGCAGAAATTTAGGGAGGATGTCCAGGACATAGTTGTAGATGCAAAGGCTAAAATAGATGGAAGGTTGGCCGTGTTCTATGCTTTCTATCCACCAGATCGCAGGCGTAGGGACATAGCCAACTACGAAAAGCAAGCTACAGACGCATTACAAGCTGCCGGCGTATTCTTAGACGATGAGCAGATAGATTTTATATGGCTAGTGCGTAGGCACATTGTTAAGGGCGGCATGTGCAAGGCTGTTATTGTGCCATACACAGAAGTACACCAAATGCTAGAAAAATACGAGGATTACATTTAATGGAACTAGGTAGAGTAATATATTATTTAGATATGTGGCGTGAGTACATGAAGTCAGACAACAATAAGCTAGGCTATAAGTCTAGGTCTTCTGGCTTTCACACAGGCGGTGTACACTCGTTTGATGATATAGCTGACGAGGTTGATAGCCATAGCGTAAGAGTTGTGGATAAGGTGATAGACGATCTGCCGGCATTTCAGCGCAATGCTATATATGTGATCTATCTGGGCCAAAAGACAATGATGGACATGAAGGTATTAGATCGCTATTACGACAATGCAATGGCCATGTTGCAGCAAAAACTGACAGAAAAGAACCTATATTAAATACTACTTGACAAACGAGCCATTTTGTGGTAATATACGACCTGCTGGTATAGTTGCGTCTATATGATTCATATACCAAGCTTTAACCTAATCTCCGTTGGGTTCGGACTCTCCTAAAAGCTGAGTCCATTTTTTTTGGGTGAAATTAATATACATACTACTGGTATTAGTTGAAAGTAGCCCATCTATTAGAGGACACCTATATGCCATGGACAGAAAAACAGCACAGACTATTTCAAGCTGCCGCTCATAATCCGTCTATAGCAAAGCGTGTAGGGATCCCACAAGGGAAAGCAAGGATGATGGCTTCAGAGGGCGTAAAGAAAGACCCTAAGAAGTTAGCGGCTGCATTAATGAAGTAACTTAACAATTATGGGGCATAAGACCACTCTTGTGAACATATATGACAGAAGAAAAAAGACAAGCTGGCAGACCAATAGGTAAACGACACCAGGAAGATGTGCGTAGCAAGATACAAGCTACTCAAATAATCAATAGATTATATAGCGCATTTCAAGGTGAAGTAGAGCTAACAGCGATACAAGTTAATATAGCAAAGACTTTATTAGACAAAGTCTTACCTGACTTAAAAGCGATTGAACAGACGACTCAGCTTACTGCTGATGTTGAAGTCTACGCATGGCAAGAATAATACCTTACAAGCCTAGGGAAGCGTTCCAACCATTACACACTAGCAACAAGCGATGGAAGGTTGTAGTAGCCCACCGTAGGGCAGGTAAGACAGTAGCGTGTGTCAATCAGCTCATTAAAGAAGCTGTAATGAGCAAGCGTAATGATTTTCGTGCAGCATACATAGCGCCATTCTATAAACAGGCTAAGTCTGTAGCCTGGGACTATTTTAAATACTTTACTAGGGTAATTGATGGCATCGTCATTAATGAGTCAGAGCTACGCATTGATTTTAAGAACGGTGCAAGGATTCAGCTTTTTGGTGCTGATAATGCTGACAGCCTTCGTGGTCTTTACCTTGATAGTATCGTCTGTGATGAGTATGGTGATTGGAGGGCTAATGTATTCCAGTACATCATCCGTCCTGCATTGGCTGATAGACAAGGTAAAGCGGTCATAATCGGAACGCCTAAGGGCAGAAACGCCTTTTGGCAGACATACGATAGAGCTATACACTCCGATGATTGGCTGGCTTTAAAAATAACAGTTAGTGATTCAGGCATACTACCGCAATCAGAGATTGACTCATTAAAGCAAGAGTTATCTGAAGACGCATGGCGTCAAGAGATGGAATGTGACTTTGATGCTGCATTGCCTGGTGCTATATGGGGTCGTGAGTTATACCAAGCAGAGCAAGATGGACGAGTAACTGGCGTAGAGTATGATGAGTTTGCCCCTGTGTTTACTGCATGGGACTTAGGCTACTCTGATGACACGGCTGTGTTCTTCTATCAAGTAGTGCAAGGTGAGGTTCACTTCATTGACTACTACGCTGCTAGTGGCAAATCTATTGACCATTACGCTGCACACATACTAAGCAAGCCTTATAAATACAAGACGCACTTCCTACCACACGATGCTAGAGCTAAGACCTTGGCCTCTGGTGGTAAATCAGTCATTGAGATGTTGGCCGAACACTTGAGCATAACTAAGATGGCAATCACACCTAGCCTATCACTACATGATGGCATACAGGCGGTAAGACAAATGATGCCTAAAGCATGGTTTGATAAAGAGCGTTGTTATGATGGCCTAGAGGCTCTCAAACAGTATCAGCGTGAGTGGGATGATGACAAGAAAATGTTTAGGGATAAACCTAGACACGATTGGACATCTCATGCGGCAGATGCTATGCGTTATGCTGCTATTAACTGGCGTGAAGAACATAAGCCTGTGGTAGAAGACAAACCAATTAGAGGCATCATGGTCGGTCAGACCGATGTCACACTCAATGAACTATGGGCCACACAGCCTAAACAACCTAAAAGGATTTAACTATGAGCGGTATTGCTAATTATGTTGGTGGTTACAAACAAATCACTGCAACAGGTAATGTATCACCTATCGGCTGCAAGCTATTGGGCATCTTAGTATCAGCGTCATCAAGCGGTACAGTAACCATATACGACTCAGCTACGACTACAACATCTACAAAAGTAGTAGACACAATAACATTGACTGCTGGCACATGGTTGCCTATGCCTATCGGCTTTGCTTCTGGCGTATACATCGTTGTTGGTGGCACATTAAGCGCAACTGTAGTTTACGCATAAGGATTAACAATGACTGAATTGGAATTGTTAAAGATTGAAATAGCTGAATTAAAAGCAAAGGTAGCAATGTTGGAAGTTCGTCCTATTTATGTGCCAACTCCTGCGCCATATCCAATTTATCCATTTAATCCATGGCAACAACCATACATTACTTGTGGTGCATATAGCACAACCAACACCACAACATCTTCAATTTAAGGATAACTCATGGCTAAGGTTTCGCAAATAATGTCAGAGGTACAAACATACCTTGATATGTTTAGCCAGTACGACAAAGAGTTTGCTAAGTGGGAAGGTCGTGTAGAGAAGATTCTCAAACGCTACCGTGATGACCGTACTACAACTACGGCTCAATCTCACTACAACATCTTGTGGGCTAATGTACAGACTCTGAAGGCTGCAACCTTTAGCCGTATGCCTAAACCAGATGTGTCACGCAGACACAAAGACAGTGACCCTGTTGCTCGTGTTGCGTCTATGTTGCTAGAGCGTGCTTTAGACTTTGAGATAAGCAATACAGAAGACTTCTACCACTCTCTTAACTCATGCGTCTATGACCGCTTCCTAGGTGGTCGTGGTACATCATGGATACGCTACGAGCCTATCATTGAAACAGATGACACCTTCGTGTCTGAAGACGAGCTAGACAGCGACTCTGTATCTGAATACCTAGACATTGAGCAAACACCAGTAGATTATGTGCATTGGCGTGACTTTGGTCATAACTCCGCTAGGACATGGGACGAGGTATCGTGTGTATGGCGTAAAGTCTACATGACTCGCCAAATGCTTAAAGAGCGTTTCCCTGAAGACAAGTTTGATGACCTGTGGAAAAGAATACCACTAGACGCTTCACCTGATGAGCCTCGCACTAAGATGACTGAGGGCGTCACTAAGCGTGGTCTAATCTACGAGGTATGGGATAAAGAAGAGAAGTGCGTCTATTGGATTAGCAAATCCATGGGCAAAATACTAGACAAGCGTGAAGACCCACTACAGTTAGAGGAGTTCTTCCCATGTCCAGAGCCTATCTACTCTACGCTTACTAACGAAACACTTGTACCAGTTCCTGACTTCACTCTATACCAAGACCAAGCTAACGAGCTAGACACGCTATCAGACCGTATTAAGGGCCTAGTGGACGCTATGAAGGTTCGTGGCTTCTATGACGCTGCAAATGCTGATCTAGGCCGTCTATTTACAGAGGGTGACAACAATACACTTATTCCTGTTAAGAACTACGCTGCCTTTGCTGAAAAAGGTGGCTTAGGTGGTGCTGTAGAATTCGTTGACCTAACGCCTATTGCTAACGCATTGAACATGGCTTATCAAGCTATGGGTCAAGTTAAACAGCAAATCTACGACATTACAGGTATATCTGACATTGTTCGTGGTGCAAGTAACGCTAACGAAACTGCTACTGCTCAACAAATCAAGGGTCAGTACGCTACATTGCGTCTTAAGACTTACCAAGACGAAGTGGCACGCTTTGCCTCACAAATACTTAAGATTAAAGCACAGATTATTTGTCAACACTTCCAACCTGAAACCATCCTTAAAATTGGTGGTGCTGAGTTGCTAAGTCAAACAGACCAACAGTTAGTGCCACAAGCTATTGAGTTGTTAAAAGACAATCCTATGCGTACATTCCGCATTGAGATTGCCACAGACTCTATGCTTTACGCTGATGAGCAGCAAGAGAAGACTGACCGTGTAGAGTTCTTACAAGCTACAAGCTCATTCATTGAGAAAGCCATACAAGGCGCTCAAGCTGTGCCTGAATTGACTCCATTGTTGATGGACTTGCTCAAGTTCGGTGTTCAAGGCTTCCGTGTTGGTCGTACACTAGAGGGTGAGTTTGATACATTTGCTGATGCAGAGAAAGAAAAACAAATGCAAGCGGCTGCTAACCCACAACCACCAGCTCCAGACCCTGAAATGATTAAAGCTCAAGCTGAACAACAAAAAATGCAGATGGAAGCTCAACTAGAGCAAATGCGTATGCAGTTGGAAGGTCAAAAGCTAGAGTTTGAGAAGTATAAAGCTGACCTTGACAACCAAACTAAGGTCGTTGTAGCCGAGATTAACGCTAAGACAGACCTACACCTTAAGTCATTAGATATTAATGCGGCTAAAGAGCAAGAAACGCTTACTGAAGTCACGCCTGGTGGCATTGAGCAGCCCACATCTGCATTGTCAGAGTTGATTGAGTCAATAAACAACAACATGGCCATGATGGTAGCTACGCAACAACAGCACAACCAAGACTTAGTGTTGCAACAACAAGCAGCCCATGACAACTTAGTGGGTCAGCTAACTAAACCTAAACAGGTTATGCGTGGTGCTGATGGCAAAATTATAGGTGTGCAATGAGTTCTGACGCATTAAAAGGCTTAGTTAAGTCTATCAATGACAATATGCGTCACATGATGAATGTGCAACATGATGGCCACAAGCAATTAATGGAACATCAAGCTATTGCTCACCTAAACCTAATAGATCGTCTTACACAGCCTAAGCAAGTGGTTCGTGATGAGAATGGCAAAATCATCGGAGTTAAATAATGGCGCTAGTATTAGCAGATAGAGTATTAGAAACGACAGCCGTAACAGGGACAGGTAATGCTGCCCTTGGTGGCGCTCAAGCTAACTACCAGACTTTCTCTGTTATTGGCGATGGCTCTACTACTTACTACACTATTGTAGACAACACAAACAATGAGTGGGAAGTTGGTATTGGTACCTATGTATCAGCAGGCAACTACATCTCTCGTGATACAGTATTGTCATCATCTAATGCTGGTGCATTAGTTTACTTTGGCAGTGGCACAAAAGACATATTCTGTGACCTACCTGCCGAGAAGGTTGCAACACTAGGTGCATTAAGCTATCAAGGCACATGGAACGCATCAACCAATGTACCAACACTAGCAAGTGGCGTAGGTACGCAAGGCTACTATTATGTAGTAAGCGTGGCAGGCTCAACAAACCTAGATGGCATAACTGATTGGAAGGTCAACGATTACGCTATCTATAACGGTACAGCCTGGCAAAAGATTGACAACACAGACGCTGTTACATCGGTAAACGGTCAAACAGGCGTAGTAGTATTGACGGCCAGTGATGTTGGCGCTCAACCTGCTGGCACTTATGTGACCTCAGTAGGTGCTACAAGCCCTGTTACAAGCTCTGGTGGCACAAGCCCTACTATTGCTATGCCTGCCGCTACAACAAGCGTATCGGGCTATCTCACTAGCACAGATTGGAATACATTTAACGGCAAAGCTCCAGCCACATCAGGTACATCCATTCTTTATGGCAATGGCACAGGTGGCTTTAGTAATGTAACGGTAGGCTCAGGATTAAGCTTTACTGGTGGCACTCTTAGCTCTTCAGGTGGCAGCGGTACGGTAACCAGCGTAGGTGGCACAGGAACTGTTAGCGGTATTAGTTTAAGCGGTACTGTAACCTCATCAGGCAACCTAACATTAGGTGGGTCATTAGATTTATCAGCGCCTCCTGCTATTGGTGGAACTACACGCAACAGTGCTGCGTTTACTACAGAATTAATAGGCCCATCAGCATCAGCCAACTTCACTCGTTTCCCTAACGCTTTAGCAGTTATATCTGATACCGATTCAAGTATTCAACAAAACGAATCGTTATATATTGGCACAATGTCGGAAGCCGTCAGCGTTGGCACTACTTGGGCATCAGGCGTTTATGGTGCTGGTTATACTAATGCAACTGGAAGTGGTCGCGGCACAGGCGTTACAGGTGAAGGCCATGTTGGTGCGGCTGGCGATACAGGCGTTTGCGTTGGTGTTCGCGGTTACGCAAAAGATGTTCATACAGGCAACTACAACATTGGTCTTTATGGCGATGCTGAAAACGGTGACACTGGGTTAACTTATGGTGGCAATGTAGCCTTATTCTTAGCTAACGGTAACATCGTCACATCGTCTGCGGCTGATAAATCATGGTATTTAGGTGGCAACATTACATTTGATGGCCAAGGCACGGCTAAGACTATTGGCGTAACTAACGGTGCTGTGTTTGCGTTAGGAACACCAACATCAGGCACATTGACTAATTGCACAGGCTTGCCAAATGCAGGTCTAGTAAATTCAAGCATAACTATTAACGGCACACCAGTGAGCTTGGGCGGTTCTGCAAGCGTTGGCACAGTAACTAGCGTAACAGGCACAGCTCCTGTCGTGTCTAGTGGTGGTGCTACACCTGCTATCTCTATGGCAGCGGCTAACACAAGCACTAACGGTTATTTAACATCAACCGATTGGAATACCTTTAACGGTAAAGGTTCTGGCACTGTAACTAGCGCATCAGTTGTTAGCGCCAATGGATTTGCTGGCACCGTGGCTACTGCAACAACAACTCCAGCTATTACAATCTCAACATCTATTACTGGCATTGTTAAAGGTAATGGCACAGCGATTAGTGCAGCTACGGCTGGTACAGATTATGTTGCTCCTGGCGGTGCATTGGGTACGCCATCTAGCGGAACTTTAACTAATTGCACTTTTCCTACATTAAACCAAAACACTACTGGTTCTGCTGCTACATTTACTAGCACCTCTCAAAACTCTCAATTCAACTCAATTGGAGTAGGAACGGCAGGGTCAGGTACTGCTGGTGAAATTCGTGCTACCAACAATGTAACTGCCTACTATTCAGACGATCGTTTTAAAACAAACTTAGGCAACATAACAAAAGCTTTAGATAAAGTGCAGTCTTTAAATGGCTTCTATTATGAAGCTAATGAGCTTGCTCAATCTTACGGCTATGAAAAGAAATTAGAGGTTGGTGTATCTGCACAGCAAGTGCAAGCTGTTATGCCAGAGGTTGTGGCCCCAGCTCCAATTGATGAAAACTATTTGACTGTTAGGTATGAGCGTTTAGTGCCATTGCTAATAGAGGCCATTAAAGAATTAAAAGCAGAAGTTGACTCGCTGAAAGGTAAATAATGTTTGGATTTAACGCATTTGCCTCAACAGCGTTTAACTCATTACTATCGGCTATTACGCCTCCAACACCATCAGCATGGGGGTCTAAAGGTGGTCTAGGCAAGAAAAAGAAAGAACACATACGCAAGTCAGCTAGAGCTGAGATGCAAGACCATGTAAAAGAGTTATTTGCAGAGCCGGTAGCAGAAGACTTAAAACAAGAGGTTGCTAAGTATGTTAAGCCGTCACAAGGCTTGTCTATCCATTCCATTGATTACGGCAAATTAGCTCAAGATGTGGACTTAGTGCAACGGATCATTAACAGATTTAGAGAAATGCAACAAGAACAGGAGGATGAAGCATTACTACTAATGCTCATGTAACCATGGCTGCTAAAAACGATATAACAGGCGATACTATACAGACTCGCATGAAGGGTAAAACCTTTGATGACAATTACGACAAGATAGATCGCACAGTAAGGTTAGAAGAAAAGCAAGACGATCATGAAGACGATTTAGTAACAATGAAAGCTGACTTCTTAGAGCGATGGAATCTTAGTGGTGAAGAAGGCGAAAAGGTTTGGCAAGAAAAGCTAACCATGATGTACAGACAAGGCACTGTATCGTTGCCTTATGTCCGTGAAGACTACAAGCCCTATCAGTCAATGATTGATGGTCGCATGATAGAGGGCAAGAAAGCTCACAGAGAGCATCTAAAGCGTAACAACTGCATAGAAGCAGGTGATATGCCTATAAAGAATCCAGAAAGACCTAGGGATAACTTGAAAGAGCAAATTGCAAGAGAAGTTTACAACAAATTGCGTTATTAATAAGGGAGCAACAAATGGCAAAAGTTTCAAATTTAACAGGTTCAGGTATCGCTGGCGGTGCTGCACAATCTGTAGTTGGTTATGTATCATTGGCTCAAACAGCTAGTGGTGCTACACAAGGCGCACAAACCGCTGTTAGCGACATCGTGCAATACACAACATCAACATCTAACTACGGCCCTACATTGTCAGCCACAGCAGCACCTGGCGACACAGTAACAATCGTAAACGGTTCAGCTAACACAATCAAAGTATGGCCAGCTTCAGGCTTTTCAATTGATGGTGGTACTGCCGATGCAGCAGCTACACAAGCAACATTAGTTACCAAACAATATGTTTCACTAGGTAACGGTAACTGGGTAACACTATAAACAACCGACACATAACAACAATGTGTCTAAAAAAATCAGTTTTGTATACATATAAATAAAATATGTACAAAAAAATCAGTTTTATATACATAAGGAAGCAAAATGGAAAACCAGACTACTCTGGATGAGCCAATTAGCCTAAGAGATACAATTGAAAACGCTATTGAATCAACAGAATCAGCAGTAACAGAAAATACGACCTCACAGGACGCTGTAGAAAGCGATAAAACTTCTCGTCCTAGGGATGAGTCAGGTAAATTCGCTAAAACCTCTCAAAACGCTTCAAAAGAGCTTACAGAGGCATCTGATGACAATGTTGTAGAAAATGATACAAATGTAGCAGAAATTAACACAAAACCTCGTCCTAGTTCATGGAAAAAGGATTACGAGGAGCATTGGGGTAAGTTAGACCCAACTTTGCAGGATTATATACAGCAAAGGGAAGCTGATTACGCTAAAGGCGTGTCAACTTACAAAAATCAATGGGACATGGCTCAACCAGTAATGGAAAGCTTGCGTCAATTTGAACCCTTGTTACAACAATATGGCGTAGCTCCACAACAATGGATTACGCAGCTAGGTAATGCTCATGCCAAATTGGTTATGGGTACACCTGAGCAAAAGATGCAAACCTTTCAACAATTAGCTAATGATTACGGAATTAACTTGGGTGCAGTAACTGGCCAAACAGGTTACGATCCACAGTTCTCACAATTAGCTCAAGAGTTGGCACAAATAAAAAATCAATGGTCAAGCTTTCAAAGTTCGCAAGAACAATTAGAGCAAGCCCAGTTGCAGAATGAGATTTCGTCATTTAAAGATGACAAACCTTATTTTGAAGAAGTTCGTGAAACCATGGCTGGACTACTCCAAAGCGGAATGGCAAACGACCTTCAATCAGCTTATGACAAAGCTATCCGATTAAACGATGATGTATTTCAGAAAGTAAATGCTGAACAAGCGCAGAAATCTGAAGCAGCTCAACGAGAAAAGGTAGCCCAGGCAAAAGCGAAGGTACTTTCACCGAAGTCAACAACGCCTACAGCGTCAGCGTCTAGTGGTGGTAAGTCCGCAAGCTCTGCTAGAGATGCAATTATGCAAGCATTTGAACAGCACTCTAGTGGTTTAATCTGACAATAAATAAGGAGTGACATTATGGCTTTTGCCAATTCAACCGTGTCAGACATTATTGCAACTACCATTCAAAGTCGTAGTGGCAAATTGGCTGACAACGTAACACTAAACAATGCGGTTTTAGACCGTTTACGCAAACGTGGTAACGTACGCCCATTCTCAGGCGGTAACGTGATCTTAGAAGAGATCATGTACAACGATTCCAATACAAACAACACTAACTCATACAGCGGTTACGAAACTCTGAACATTGCGCCTAACAGCCCAATCTCAGCAGCTCAATTCTCTATCGCTCAATATGCGTCTGCTGTTACCATCTCTGGCTTGGAAATGTTGCAAAACAGTTCTAAAGAGGCAATCATTGACTTGTTAGAAGGTCGTGTACAAGTTGCTGAAGGTCAATTGATGAACCGCATCCAAACTGACATCTACGGTGACGGTACTGGTAACGGTGGTAAAAACTTAACTGGTTTGGCTGCTGCTGTTGCAGATAGTCCAGCTACTGGTGTTTATGGTGGTATTAACCGTGCAACATGGTCATTCTGGCAAAACCAAGCTTTCTCTGGCGTAACCAATGGCGGTGCTGCTGTTTCTGCTGCTAACATTCAATCTTACATGACTCAACTAGCTATTAAATTAGTTCGTGGTCAAGATAAGGCTGATTTGATTGTAGCTGACAACAACTACTACTCACTATATGTAAACTCATTGCAAGCTATCCAACGCGTAACTTCAGTTGATGAAGGCGCTGCTGGTTTCGCTTCATTGAAATTCTACGGTGGCGGTACATCTGCTGATGTAGTATTAGGTGGTGGTATTGGTTCTCAAGCAACTGCAAACCATATGTGGTTCTTGAACACTAACTACATCTACTTCCGTCCACATACAGATCGTAACTTTGCCCCTATCGGTGGCGAGCGTCAATCTGTAAACCAAGACGCAGTAGTTAAACTAATCGGTTGGGCTGGTAACTTAACTAGCTCTGGTCCACAATTCAGTGGCGTTCTTAAGGCTTAAGGGGAAATAACATGGCATATTCAGTAACCCCACTTGCTGGGATTGATTTGGTTGACACCGTAACGGCAGTAGAAATTGCTGCTGGCTCACCTGTAAACGCTTTACTTGGTACTCAAGTATGGGGTTCAGATGGTCGTCGTTATGTATTTGCAAAAGCGGGCGATTCTATCAGTGCTTCTGATACAACTTGCTCTGTAGACGCAACAACATTCGTAGCATCAAATGTTGGCGGTACATACGATTCACCAGCAACGGCAATGGTTGTTGGCGATTACGGCTGGTTCAGCGAAGCATCAGTGTAATCTAAAAGACTCTCACCTCTTCGGAGGTGGGTTTCTAGGTAGTTTTCATTCCGAGAGCTATCTACAAACCCCAAACCACTTTGGAGATTCAAATGCAATACAACACAGATGTAAATAACCCCGATTCACGATTGAATGTTAAGTTCTATCAACGAGCAGTAAGTAACGAGTTTAAGAGTGCTTTAGAAGGCCGTCCTATCATGGAGATGGCAGACTTTATTTTAATAGAAGTCCCAGGCAACACTCACACAGTAATTGACACCTTTGCTGCGGCAGAACACAAAACACGCTTCCCTATACAATGGGCAAGGTATCAGAACGAGAAAACAGATGGCGATATTGAAGGCACATTGCTTCACGATTGGCCAGTTTTAAATGCAGCTTCAGCGGCAGAGTTAAAACACTTTAAATTTTACACAGTAGAGCAGGTTGCAGAAGCCTCTGATGCCCAATTAGGCACAATGGGTATGGCAGCAGGTATGTCACCATTAGCTCTGCGTGACAAGGCAAAAGCTTTCTTATCTAGCGCCAAAGGCACAGCATTAGTTCAACAACAAGCAGACGAGCTTCGTAAGCGTGATGAAGAGCTATCAGCAGTCAAGGCTCAACTAGCAGAGTTAGCACAAAAAATGAATCAACCTAAAGCTGCGCCTAAAAAGGCTAAAGCAGAGGAATTAGAGGAATAATATGGCAACAACTCTCTTGCAATTAGTACAACAAGCATCGGCCGAGATGGGCTTGGCTATCCCTAATACGGTAGCCGGCAATACCTCAACTGATGTTACGCAAATGTATTACCTTATCAATGCGGCAGGTAACGAACTTGCGAGAGAGTACCCATGGGAAGCAATGAATACCGAGTACGATTGGTATTCTCAATACTCTGAATCAGACGGTGCTATTCTTTACGGCACTAGCGTGATCACAGGTGTGGACCCGGCTACTGTAGCGTTTATCAACGCTGCCGGTGCAGAAAACTTCCAAGTGCAAGGTGAAGGCGTCATTCAAAGTACACAAGTGGTGTCTGCATTAGGCACTACCGTTACAATCAACAGTGCAGCAACTAGCGATGGTTCGGGCAACTATGTATTTGGTCAAGTTATGTATGACTTGCCAGCCGGGTTTGATCGGATTACTGATCGCACACAATACGATAAATCTAAACGCTGGGAAATGTTAGGCCCTGAAACACCACAACAATGGCAATGGCTCAAGTCTAGCTACATCTCAACTGGCCCTCGTATTCGTTGGCGTATTATGGGTCAAAAGTTTCAAATATGGCCACTTACATCTACTAACGAATACCTAAGCTTTGAGTACATATCAGGCAACTGGGCGCAATCATCATCAGGCACAGGCCAAACTCAATTCATACAAGATTCTGACACTTGCATATTCCCTGATCGTTTAATTGTATTAGGCTTGAAAAAGAAATACTTTGAGGTCAAAGGCTTTGATACATCATCCTATCAGCGTGACTATGATATGCAACTTAACATTGCTAAAGCTAATGATGCAGGTTCACCAACACTATCCCTCGCACCAAGAACAGCCAATGTATTAATTGGTTGGGAAAACATACCAGACGCTAACTACGGAGCTTAATAATGGCTAGAGCTAAAAGAGCTGTATCACAGCCAGTATCATTGCCAGCACCAGTAGGTGGATGGAACGCTAGGGATGCTTTGCCAGCCATGGCCCCTTCTGACGCTGTTATTCTTGAGAATTGGTTTCCAGCAACTACAGAAGTGACATTAAGAAACGGCTATATAAAACACTCCACAGGCATTACAGGGCAAGTAGAAACCCTTATGGCATATTCTGGAGCAGCCACAGACAAGTTATTTGCTATTGCTGGCGGCAGTGTATATGATGCTTCATCTCAAGGCGCTGTAGGTGCTGCCGTATTGACTGGATTGACTAATTCTAAATGGGGCTATTGCAACATAGCAACCGCTGGTGGCAACTTTTTATCAATGGCCAATGGTGTAGACGCACCTAGAAATTATAATGGCTCTACATGGTCTACTCCGTCTATTACAGGGGTAACTGCTACTACATTGCGTGACCCTATACTGTATGCTGAAAGACAATTCTTTATACAAGACAACACTTTAAAAGTTTGGTATTTGCCAGTAGATTCAATCGCTGGCGCTGCTAACTTTGTAGATGTGTCTTCATTTATGACTAAGGGCGGTTACATTGTAGCTCACGGCACTTGGACTATTGACGCTGGTAATGGTGTAAATGACCACTATGTAATTATGACCAATAAAGGTCAAATCATTGTATATCAAGGCATAGACCCTACATCAGCGACAACTTGGTCTATGGTAGGCGTGTGGGATATTGGTGCGCCAGTAGGCCGTAGAAGTTTATACAAATACGCTGGTGATATGCTTATCATCTGTCAAGACGGTGTAGTGCCATTATCAGGTGCTTTGCAGTCATCTAGGGTTCAACCTAGAGTGGCCATTACAGACAAGATTCAGTATGCGATTTCAGAGGCTGTAACTAGCTATGCCAACAACTTTGGCTGGCAATTAATGTATGTGCCTACTATTAACCAATTATGGTTAAATGTGCCTATACAAGAAGGCCAAAATCAACAACAATATGCAATGAACACTATTACAGGCGCATGGTGCAACTATACCGGTTGGAACGCTAATTGCATGGAAATGTTTAATGACGAGCCTTACTTTGGCGGTGATGGTTATGTAGCTCATGCGTGGTATGGTTCGTCCGATGACAACAATAACATTACAGCATTAGGCTTACAAGCTTTCAATAATTTCAATGGCGCAGGTCGTTTAAAACGCTTTACTATGAGCCGACCTATATTTAGGACTGATGGCGCTCCAGCTATATATGCTGGCATCAACATTGACTTTAATACAGATGCACCAACGGCCTCTTTAAATTTTACTCCGTCTACATTTGCTAAATGGGATTCAGCTTTATGGGATGCTGGAACTTGGGGCGGTGCATTGTCTATATTGCAAAATTGGCAAGGTTTAAATGGTGTAGGATATTATGGCGCACCTATTGTTAAAACTTCTGCCTCTGGCATACAAGTTAGATGGGTTGCTACAGATATTGTTATAGAGGGCGGTGCAATTCTGTAATGTTAGTTCAAGGCGAATATGTCGCTCGTTGGGTGATGGAAAAGGTAGGCTCTTATACCGAAGGCATGACAGCTTTAGGTTGGGAGATAAACGGTGTTATTGTAGCTGGCACAGCTTTTGAAAATTGGAATGGCAACAATATGTTCGGTCATCAAAGGATAGACTTACCGCCACCTAAAGGCTATTGGCTAACAGTGGTAGATTACATATTTAATCAAGTAAAGGTTAAACGCTTCACAGCTACCGTAGAAGCCGACAACCACAAAGCAATAAGCCTTAATCACAAGATAGGTTTTGTAATAGAAACAACTTTAAAAGATGCAGGTCGTAACGGTGATTTACTTATAATGACCCTATGGCCTGAAAACTGCAAAATGTTAAATTGGAGTAAAAAAAATGCTAGGTAAATTTGTGCAATTAAGATTGCAAGGTGTTCGTGACCCATTTATATCAATGGCTAACGGTAAAGCTAAAGCACCACCAGCGCCTGACTATACTGCTGCTGCTAAAGAAACTGCTGCTGGAAACTTAGAGGCTGCAAGGGCTACTGCTGCGGCCAACCGTACTAATCAAGTAACGCCATACGGAAATTTAACATACACAGCAAACCCAGGTACTGATCCTTACGGCAATACTTTGTATACAGCCACTCAGACATTATCTCCAGAACAGCAAGCTATTTACAACCAAGAAAGCAAACTTAACGAAGGCTTAATGTCTACAGCTAACAAAGGCTTAGATTACGCTAATGAAGTGTTAAGCAAGCCTGGTGTGGACACATCTAAATTGCCATCTTACGGCATTAATCCTGGCGAAACATACTCTGACGCTATCATGCGTAGATTGCAACCTCAAATCGCTCAAGAATCAGAAATGTCTGACGCTCAATTAGCCAATCAAGGTATTGCTCAAGGCACAGAGGCTTATCAAAACGCTAAACGCCAGTTAGCTATGAGTCAAAACGACAGACAACTTGGCGCCATCACAAGTGGCATGAATGTAGGTTTAGGCGCAAATCAACAAGCCTTCCAACAAGAAGCTTACAACCAAATGCAACCTATCAATGTTATTAACGCATTGCGTACAGGTTCACAAGTGCAAAATCCTACATTTGCTAATACGCCTAATCAAGCAGCTACTGCTGGCCCTGATATACTTGGCGCTACTCAACAAGGTTATAACGCTCAATTAGCCGCTACAAACGCTGCCAACTCTGCTAGTGGTGGATTTATGAGTGGTTTAATGGGTCTAGGCGGTGCAGCTTTAATGTCACCAACAGGTACATTTACATCAGATATTAATGCTAAAGAAAACATTACTAAAATTGGTTCATTAGACAATGGCCTTAACCTTTACTCATACAACTACAAAGATGGCTATGATTTGCCTGAAGGCAGACAAATTGGTGTTATTGCTCAAGAAGTTGAAGCGGTTATGCCAGAGGCTGTTGTTGAAATGGCTAATGGGTTTAAAGGTGTTAATTACGCAATGTTAGGGGTTTAATATGAATTTTGCAAAATATTTACCATCAGCATTGCAAGGCTTAATGCCTGGTGAGTCTAGCGGTATGCCTGACGAAATACCTCAAGACGATGCAATGATGCAGCTTGAACTGCAACGCAGGATGAAGTTTGCTGATGCCCTGCGTCAACAAGAAGCGCCTCAAGGTCAAATGGTATCAGGGCATTATGTGGCTCCATCATGGACGCAACATTTAGCTGGTTTAGCTAATAAGTATGTTGCCGGCAAGCAAGAAAAAGGTGCAATAAAACAATATGGCGATTATCAAGCAGCACAAAATGCCAAATTAGCCGAATTGTTAAAACCTGAAGCAAACTTAGAGCCTTCTTACAATGAGTCTGGCAATCAGCCAATGATTAATGAAACTCAAGCAATGCCTGATAAGAATGCGTTTTTGGCTAAAGCATTACAAGCAAGGCCAGATCTAGCTCCAAAATTATTAGAAATGCAATTAGGCAATATGTTTACAGAAGAAAAACCAATGACTGTAAGCCCCGGTGCTAGAGTTATTGATAAGCAAGGCAACTTGATTTATGAGAATCCAAAAGAAGAGATTGCTAAATCTAAATATGCCAATGTGCAACAAGATCCGCAAACAGGAAAAATGTATGGTGTAAACATTACTACTAATGTAATGGAAGAGATACCGGGTGCAGCAATGACACCAAAACCAGCCATGACTGCTTATGAGCAAGCATCTTTAGGATTAAGGCGTCAAGAAATTAACAAAAAAGAAGACAATAACTTTGACAGCGAAACAATAGACATGTTGGCCGATCAAGCTTTAACTGGCGATAAGTCTGTGTTTAGTGGCCGGGGTATGACAGGCGCAAACCTTGGTGCTATTCGTCAACGCATGAATCAAAAAATGCGTGATAGAGGTATGACAGGTGCTGACATTGCTGCTGCTAACGCTCAATTTATGGGCTTCGGCGCTGCTCAAAGAACTGCTGGTGTTAAAGGTGCCAATGTGCAGTTGGCTGGTGCTGAATTCCAAGGCTTATTGCCACTTGCAAAAGAAGCTTCTTCTGCCGTATCAAGAAGCAAAATCTTACCATTTGGTAAAGTTCAAATTATGTTTAATGAGCAAACCAATGACCCGGCATTGCGTGAATTTGCTGCAGTCAATAACGGTATTATCAACACATATGCTAGAGCGATTAGTCCTACTGGTGTACCTACCGTGTCCGATAAAGACCATGCTCGTAAAATATTGTCTACAGCCTTTGACCAAAAATCATACGAAGCAACTCTTAATATGCTTAATAGGGAAATTGCTGCTGCTATGCAATCTCCAATTCATGTCAGGGAATCTTTGCGTCAAGAAATTACCGGAAGAG